TTCAGGATGTTCCTTCATTTGTTTTAATGATTTCTTCTTGTAATGTTTGATTTTTATATCCTGAATGAAGATATGAAACTGAAGATAACAACCATAAGTTTTCCACCAGATATTTTTAATCATCATGCATCACGCTCCGTTGCAATAATAGTGAATGGAACCTCATTTTTCCCTGCACTATCACGATGGATTTTAACCAGTTCAACTAGATCTTCAGTTGATAAATCAAGAACATCTACATCTGCATTCACAAGATTAATGAAATAATTTTCTGTTGATCCATCTTCGAATTTAATCGTAACATGTGCGCCTTGTTCCATTTATTTCCACCTTCTTCATTTATCATCACTCTTATATCTAAAAAAATAATAATGTCAACTATATTAATTAAAACTATTTCTATTGTCAGAAAATTCAAACAATGATATAGTATAAGTGAAATAAAGGAATGGAGTTTTTAGTCATGGAAGATGTAATTATTTGCCCACACTGTTTTGCATCTGCACATTTTGTTGCTGATTTTGGTGTTACTAAACTTTATGAATGCGATCTCTGTGGGAATAAGATTACTACTGATGAATCTGGTCAAGTAATCGATGATGAAAATGAGCAATAGGAAATATACGTGTCCTCACTGTGGCAGATTAGTAGTCTCTGGACAAGATTGTATATGCAAAAAGAAACGCACTGAAGCATGGAAAAAGAAATACAACGAGAGAAAACGTCTTTGGTACAAGAACAACAAAGATACACAAAAAATATTAAATAGCACAAAATGGAGAAAATTAAGAAGTCGCATTATGGATCTCGATGGTCATAAATGCATTCGTTGTTATAAAAAATTTGGTGTTGTGAATCAAGAAGATCTTCAGGTACACCATATTAAGCCAAGGGCAATCTATCCTGAATTGGTATTTGAAGAGGACAATCTTGTTACCACTTGCAAGAAATGCAACTTGGAATTGGGATTAAGTGGCATTGATTTTGAATGGTCGCCTGAAGAAAGAAACCAAGAGTATTTTTTGTAAGAGGGTGTCTAAATGGCAAGACCTAGAAAACCTGCTTTACTTAAACAAGGAAAATCAGAATCCAAAACTGATTTAGCAGAGAGAGCAGAAGAGGAACAGAAATTAAAAGGAAATGCTGACAAGTTAGCAAATGTTCCAGAATCATTAGATGATGTTGGGAAAGAGTATTACAAATTTCTTGTGAGTGAGTTAGAGATTAGTGATCTATTATGTAACTTGGATGTACCTATTCTAGAGCAAACAGCAGACTGTCTAAGTAAATTAAAAAGAGCGCAAGAGATTCTCAATGAAGAGGATATTATGATTGTGACACAGGATAGATATGGAAATCCAAAAAAACAAGAGCATCCAATGGTACATGCAAAAAATGTTTATTTGTCCCAATTCAGAGCGTTGTGTACTCAATTAGGTCTTTCTCCTGCATCTAGAGCACAATTAGCAGGTGCAAAAATGCAGAAGAAAGAGGAAGATGAAGATCCTGTAATGCAACTTGTCAAGCAAGCAAAAAAATAGTTGATAGGGTATGTCCCTATTATGGTGGATTAGTATAATGGTAATTACATGTAACCGTCTATTACAAAACAAGGGTTCGATTCCCTTATCTACCGTTATTTATTTCCTTATCTGTTTGGTTCTCCCGATTAACAAAAAATGACAGATAAGGATTTTTTTAAATTTAAGGATGTGTAATTGCAATGGGGGACATTGAAGAGTTTAAACAACATCCTGCCTATATCTATGCAGAAAAAGTTGTAAACAAAAAAATTGAAGCAAATAAATATGTCATTAAAGTATGTCAGCAATTTATTGATGATGTGAAAAATCAAGATGAAGCACCTTTTAAATATTTTTTGGATCTTGATGAAGTAGACCACATTACTGAAATGACAAACTATATAAATATGGCTACTGGATTAAGAGCAGGTGAGACAGTCCATGATTCACTAGCTGAATTTCAATGGTTCTTTATTATTAATGCCCTATGTTGGAAACATAAGGATCGATCAGAGAAAAGAAGATATGAAACAAGTGTGCTGCTTATTGGTCGTAAATCAGGAAAAACTTTCTTGGTAGGATTGATCTTTGTGTTGTTATTGCTGCTAGAGCCACAATTTTCAGAGTTTTATTCTGTTGCACCTGATAAGGAATTGTCTACACTGGTTAAAAAAGAGATCAATCAAATGATTTCCTCTTCTCCAATGTTAAGCAAGCATTTTATTATTCATAAAGCAGATGTACAATGTGTACTGAATCACTCTAAGTTTCAACCATTGGCGACTTCTGATAACAGAATGGATGGTCGTAAAGCCAATGTGTTTGTAGCCGATGAAGTAGGTGCATTGAGAAATCGTTATCCAATTGATGCCATGCAATCTAGCCAAATGAACATGTTAAATCGTACAGGAATTTTAATTTCTACTGCATATGACACGATAAATAATCCTATGACAGAAGAAGTAGAGTATTGTAAGCAGCTTATTGATGGTATCAAACACAATGATACAGTATTTGCCTTGCTTTATATGCCTGATGATCCTAAAGATTGGACTTCAGATAAAACATTAGTACAGGCAAATCCATTAGCGATTGATATATCTGATAACTTGGAATATTTAAAACAACAGCGTCAAGATGCCATTGATATGCCAAATAAACGTAAAAACTTTCTAACTAAGCACCTGAACATATTTGTTGATGGTGATGATACAGAAATTTTTGTTAGCCATGATGATTTAATCCAATGCAAATTGAAAAATGAATTTGATTGGTATGGGAAGGACGTTTATTTGGGCGCAGATTTAGCAATGTCTTTTGATAATTGTGGTATTAGCATGGTAACTTATGATCCAATGCAGCAAATATTCGTTGCAAAAACATGGGCATTTTTCCCTGCTGATCGAGAAGAAGAGAAGACAAAGGTTGAACGTATTGATTATAGGCAATATGAGCGTAATAAATGGTGTTTTGCTTGTGGGGATCGAGTAGTAAGCTATCAATTTATAGAATCTTTTGTATCAAATCTTGAAAATAAATATGGTGTGAATGTGTTAGGTATTGCTTATGATAGATACAATGCCATTTCTTCAGCAAATAAATGGTTAGCTGAAGGATATGACACAGTAGAAGTTATGCAGAGAAATGGAGTTCTTCATCCTGCGACAAAATTATTAAAAGAATCTATTTTGAGTAAGAAATTTGCCTATGAACAGAATGATTTATTTGAAAACAACGTAGCAAATGCTAGAGTGACTTATGATGATCAATTGAATGGAATGGTCAATAAAAAGAAGTCAAATGGAAAAATTGATATGCTTGCAGCGTTGATCGATGCTATGGTTTTGTGGCAAAATAGAATTGCAGAAGAGGGCGAACCTGCTGAATCAGATGATTCGTTGATCGTCTTGGGGTAAGAGAGAAGGAAATACAGCGTGGCATGGTCAAATATTATAAAAAGTTTACTGAATAATCAGAATACAACAAAAAAAGTTGATTCTTATTCGTATGATAGTGGTGTTACACATCCGTTTATGGCTTTGTTCGGAAAAAGTTCTCCTGTTAGTAAAGAACAAGCAATGTCTATACCTGCTGTTGCAGCAGCACATGAATTAATTTGTGGTGCAATTGCTCAAATGCCCATTCGGAAATTAAGAAAAGATCCTACAACAGATTCTTATGAAGAAATTGATGATGAAGTTGTTAATTTAATTAATGATGAACCAAATGACACTATGACTGGATTTGATCTTAAAAAGAAATGGGCAAGTGACTATTTATTATATGGTGCAACATATTCCAAAATTGAAAGAAATTTAAACGAAATTATGGGTATTTATCCACTGGATACAAAAGACATTACAGTTGTGAAGTATGTAACTAATGGATATAAAATTACTTATGAAATTCAGTTGAATAATCAATCAGGAAGGTATGAATTTATTCCCTATGAACTGTTTAGCTGTTTGAGAAATTCAATTGATGGTGTTACATCAAGTGGTATTATTCAAGATAATCAAGATATCTTGCAAGAAATGCTAAATAGTCAACAATATTCAAAATCAATTTTGGAAAATGGTAGTTTGCCTGTTGGTATGTTGACAACAGCAGGAAAATTAATGAAAGATTCAGCAAATCATATTAGAAGCCAATGGAATAGCCTTTATTCAGGTGTAAAAAACGCTTTAAAGGTTGTTGTCTTGGAAAATGGTCTTGAATATAAGCCAATTTCATTGAATCCTGATGAATTACAGCTAAAAGAGACGCAAGCTAGACAGTTATCTGATGTAGCAAGAATTTTTAATGTTCCTGAAACGATGATCAATGTGGCAGCCAATAAATACGCTGCTAACGAACAAAGTGACTTGTATTTTTTGAAATATACTTTAGCGCCAATCTTAATGGGCATTGAATCTTCATTAAACAAATTTTTACTACTTGAAGAGGAAAAATCTGATGGAATCTCCTTCAAATTTGACACTACTGCTCTGTTGCAGGTGACAGATAAAGAGAAAACTGCCAATGTTGTTAGTAAATACAATGGTGGTTTAATTTCATTGGATGAAGCTAGAGTTAAATTAGGTTATCCAAAGATTATGAAGAACGATTATTTCATGTTTACGACTGGATCTGTTCTGTTCGATCCAAATACAAACAAAATGATTATTCCAAATACGATGCAAACGCCATCTGGACAGTCACAATCTGTAGATTTATCAGAAAATTCTCAAAATGATGCAAAAACAGTTGCAAAAAAAGATAAATTATCAGATAATTCAGATAGTGGAAGTGATCATGATGGCACAAAAGAGTAAACAGCTACACAAAATTGAATTGAGAATGAATGTTGATGAAATTAGAGCAATCAATAGTGATTCTCAATCAATGGTTGTCTCTGGATATGTGAATAAAACTGGTCAACCTTCACAGATCTTAAATTCTGGTGGAAGACAGTTTAGAGAAACAATTCAAAAAGGTGCATTTCAAAGAGCAGTTTCATCTGCATCTTCTGATATTGATTTTTTGGCTGAACATGATAACAGCAAAATTCTAGCTTCTACAAAAAATGGTTCTTTGGTTCTTCAGGAAGATGATACAGGTCTTAAAATGACCGCAACTATCGCAAATACAACTTGGGGACAGGATTATTACCAACTTATCAAAAGTGGCATTCTCTCAAATATGAGTTTTGGGTTTAGAGCAACTGATGAACAATGGGACAGGGGATCAGATGGAATTTTTGAAAGACAAGTTTTAGATTTATGTCTTTTGGAAGTTTCAGTTGTGAAAAATCCTGCTTATCTGCAATCAGAAATTCAAACAATGTCAAATCGTGGTCTTGATTTAGTGAAGGTAGTACAAATTCCTAATGAATTACTTGAAGCTGAAAAGAGGGATAACATGAATGACAATGAGAGTGTAGAAGAGTTGCCAAGTGATGCAACACCTGAACAATTTATTTCAACGATGAATCAATTGATCGATGTTGTTAATAAATGCGCTCAATGTTCCCAACAGTGTATGGATGCCATGAAAAATGCTCCTGATCCTGAAGATCGTAGCAATGATGATGAATCAGATGGCACGAATGACACAGAACAGGATAGCAAGAATGGTACTCATGCACCAAAGCAAGAAAATAAGAAAGATCAAAAGTCTGCCGATGATCAGAAAGATGATCAAGACAAACCTGAAGATAAGAAAGATGAACCAAAAGACGATTCCAAGAAAAAAGAGAATCGTGCAATGGCTCAAGTAATTGAGGATTTTATGAATTTGACTAAGCAAGAATAAAATTTTGATTTAAAAAGACTGAATATTCAGTCATTATATATGATAATTCGAAAGGAAGCTTTTTAACAATGGCTGAAAATAAGCTGAAAAAGTTGATTGAAAAACGTAATGCTGCTAAGAAAGAAGCAAACGAATTGATCAATAAAGTTGTTGTTACAGAAACTCGTTCTATGGACGAAGCTGAAACAACTCGCATGAAAGCACTTAATGATGAAATTCGTTCTATTGATCAGACTATTGCTGTTGTAAATGAACAGCTAAAAACTGTTGACACAGTAGAATTTGTTAAGGATAAGAAAGAACAACGTAATGCCAAAGATCTCGATGCTGAAGCTGAAGTTCGTGGATTTGAACAATATTTGCGTCAGCAAGATGGTGAAGAGGTTCGTGCATTAACGGCACAACAATCTGGTGATTCGTCCAATGGTGGTGGCGTTCTCGTACCAACTACTATCTATGGTCAAATCATTCAAAAGGTAACTGAATCTGCACCGATTTTTGCGGCAGCAAATCGTATCAATGCAACAGGTGATATCAAGGTTGTTCGTGAAGATGAAGACGGTGATGCACAGACACCAGTACAGGGTGCATGGATTGGTGAATTAACGGATGCTGCTGATACTGCTCCGAAGTTCAAGTTCGTAACTCTGAAACAGCGTAGAGTTGCAGCGTCTTTGCAGTTGTCTAATCAGGCAATTAATGATGCACAATTCGATGTAATTAACTATTCTATTGCTTATCTTGCAGGTCGCATTGCAAAATGTTTGGAAGATGCAATTCTGAATGGTAACGGTGATACAGGTGATACTTTCAGCGGTGTCCTGAACGATGCTGATATTGAGAGCATTACTGTTGATGGTGAGCAGTTGATCGAAGCTATCATGGACATTTATGCAGGTATCAATCCAGTTTACTTGACAGGTTCTATGTGGGTAACGGATCGTGCGACATTTAATCGTCTTATGAAGCTTCGTGATGGTGATGGTTCTTATCTCGTTCTACGTTCGATTGTAGGTAAGGTTCCAGGTTATCAACTCTTTGGCTGCACGCTCTATGTCTCTGATCGGATGCCTGCAAATACTGTCCTATTTGGTAACTTTGCTCAAGGTTATATGATTTCTATCAAGAAAGATATGGCATTGACGCAAGTTTCTCACGATAGCGCACAGGCACTTAAAGGTGGAAACCTTCTTGTTCTTGATGGCTATATGGATGGTATCGTTGTCAATCCAAAAGTATTTGTTAAGTCTAACGTAGCAAATACTGTTCAGACACATCTTTTAACTCAAGATGCTGATGGATCAAGCGCAACGACAACAACCTCTACTATTGGTGGATAATTGATTTAATGGGTATGAACTAATAAAACGGTTCATGCCCATCTATATACATAATGGAGATAGATAAAAATGAAATTTATTTTAGCACAACCTTCAATTAAACGATTTAAATGGGAATTAGATGTTTGTCTTACTAATTTATTCTCATTGGGTGTTAAACCTGATGATATAATTTTACTATTTACAGATGAAAACATATCTATTGTCAATCATTTAAAAAATAAATATAGTGTTACTTGCTATGTTCATAAAGATGATCGATCAGATAAATTTTATATTCCTGCTATCAAGCCTTATCTTTGGTGGCAATTTCTTAGAGAAAATAAGGATATGGAAAAAGAAACATTTTTCTATATGGATTCTGATGTGATATTTAGAGAACTTCCTGATTTTAAAGCTATTAAATATAATGAAGATCTTTGGGTTGCAAGTAATTGTAATTCATATCTAAATCCATCTTACATTGAATCCAAAGGATCAGATCTTTTAGATAAGATGGCAAACATTGTACAATTAAATAGAAGGAAAATATTGACACTTGAAAATAGATCAGGTGGCGCACAGTGGATTATCACACATCCTACTGCTGAATATTGGTATAAGGTTTATACGGATTGTACTAAGATGTATCGAATGTTCTCAAATGAAGAGCCAAGATATATTAAAGCGAATGGATCTAACTATCAACCGATTCAAAAATGGACAGCAGAAATGTGGTCACAATTGTGGAATGTCTTATTTTTTGAGAAAGATGTTGCCATATCAACAGAATTAAATTTTTCATGGGCGACAGATGATATTGCCAAGTGGGACAAAAATAAAATTTATCATAATGCAGGTGTAACTGCCAATATGAGAGGACTTTTCTTCAAAGGCAGGTATTTCAACAAAGAACCATTTAATGAAACCTTTAGTAACATCGATCACACTAAATGTAGTTGGAAATATATAGAAGCAATTAAGAAGGTTAAATAATGGATTTTCTAGCAGGAATTTTGATTATCATTGCATTGTATTTTTATGGATGCGCTGCAAATTCGTTTCAGATGGCATATGAGGGTTATCAATTCAAACAGTGGGGAAAATTTACTGTTGGATCTATTTTCACAGTTCTGACGATTGCCGCATTGATTCTAATTGCTATTTGATTAAAAGTAACATTTTAAAGAGGGTTTTAGTATGGCTGATGAAACAACTACAACAACCACAATAATAGAAACATTAACAACTACACAGGTACCAACGATTGAAGCAGTAACAGTAGATACACTTGATCTCACTTTTATGAAAAATTATCTAAAAGTAGATTATAAGAGTGATGATCAATTAATTATCACATTGATTGATTCAGCAAAATCAAAAGTTCAAACGTATCTGAATAGAAACTTCGTTGATTTTATTCCTGAAGTCCCACATGATGTGGTTGTTGCTATGATTTCATTAATTGCTCATTGGTATGATTATCGTGGTATTCGTCCTACAGGATCGACAAGTGCAGAAATTCCATATACATTTAAAGATATCCTTGAACCATATAGATATTATTTTCCTGAAGATGCTCCTGAAGATACTACTGAAGATGTTCTATTATGAAAATAAACACACAAAGATTTGATACTCATTTATCTTTTCAGACAAAACAGAGTAGACGAGTTGGTGGAAGAGTAGTTGAGGACAGTTTCATTGAAGTATTTCATTGTTGGGCAGCAGAATGGAATATTACAATGTCTGATCAATTAGCTGCATTAAATGATAATGGAACATTGTTAAAGGATATTCGCATTTACGTGATTAGACAGAATAAAGAAATTGAACCTAATAATGATATGTCTGTTTTAAATACAGATAATAATGAACGATATGAGATTGTCAATATTCAACCCAATTTTCAACAAGGTAATGACTATACTGCCGTTACATTGAAACGAGTGGATTAAATGGTAGCACCAATAGTAAAAGTAGAAGTGACAGGCAAGGGAATTGATGCAGCATTACAAGGTCTGATTCTCGATCAAAGAAAAGCTAGACGATATGCAGGTAAAGTTGCAGCAAAGTTTGTTGCAGAAATACTTGCTAAAAATACTCCTTATGATGATTCCTATCCACATAAAAATCATTTAAAATTAGCAGTTGTGTATTCTAGCGTTGCAGATGATGGTTCTTTTTTGGTAGGATATAAGGGAGGAAAGAATGGTGGTGCTGCATGGCGTGCAGTATTTGTCAATAACGGCACTATCAAAGGCATAAAAGGACAACACTTTATTGAGAAGACAATTAATGAAGTAAAAGATGAAGTGTTTGATATTTATGTTAAAGCTTTTAGAAGTGTGATGTTTAAAAAATGAGTAAACTCGATGATCTTTATCTTGAATTGTCAGAAGATTCTGATATCAAAAATATAATTGATTCTGATCATATTTTTACAATGGATCTTCCAGATCAGACTAATTGGATAGAAATTGTTCCTATAATGCTTATTACTGAAGTTAATAACAATGCTAATTTGTTTGCAAGCAACAGAATTAAACAAAAAGCATTCAAAGTTCAAGTTCAATTATGGATTCCAAAAGATGTTGAAGATCCAGATCTATATGGAAATCTACTGGAAGAGAAAATGACAGATCTAGGTTTTGGTCAATATTATGATGATCAAAGAACTGATCCATCTGTGGATAATTCTTTAATAATGATTACGCAAGGTTTCACTAAATCTATATTCAAGTGATCCCTTTAAAAATATATTTATGTTTGTTGAAAGGAAGCAATAATAAATGGCTAGTGTTGGTTTTACTGATGCAAAAATCGCTGTACTAGACGAGAATGAAGCCGTTATTGGTACTCCGTTAATTGTTGATAAACAAGACGGTGGTGCTATGGAAGCGAATATCACTGGTCTAGGTGCAAACCGAAATGTTGTATATGCTTCTAACGTACCGTTTTATGTGTCTGCACAAGGTACTGGCGAACCACAACTTGAATTTTCTGTTGCAGATCTTAGTGATGATATTCTAGAGCAGGTTCTTGGAGAAGTCACTAACGAGCAAGGAATTAGTTTGGTTGGTCAAGATACAAAACCACCTTTTGTCGCTGTAATTCTTCATTCGGCTGATAAAGATGGTAACGATCTATACTTTGGACTTTTGAAAGGTAAGTTCGCATATCCAGATAACGATTTGAAATCTAATGATAACAGTGGTGCAACGCTGCAAACGGATAAGATTACTGGATCTTTCGTAGC